TCTATCGTGGGCGTGAACAGATGACCATCAGCGCAGACTTTGGGCTTGAGGCGTTCAACGTGGAAGTTGGCGACATCATTGCCTTCACCAACCCTCGCTACGGCTTTGACGAAAAAGAGTTTGAGGTGATCGGCTGGAAGTTCTCATCGAACCAGGACGCTGGCGATCTTCGTGTTAGCCTGACGCTGCAAGAGACCTCCGAGGCTGCATTTGATTGGAACGCCGAAGAAAGCGAAATTATTAACAATAACACCAACTTGCCAGACTTCAACACGGTTTCCCTTCCGACTAACTTGACGTTGACCCCTGAAGCACCAATAAACGGTGATGGCTCAACTGCGGGGTATATATTGGTTGAGTGGGATGCTTCACCTGATGCTTTTGTCAGCTTTTATGAGGTTCAGCATAAGATTTCTACGGATTCCCAATACAGTGGCAGCACAACTACGCTCACTTCTCACATTATTGCGCCGACTATAAGTAGCACGATTTATGATGTTCGGGTTCGCGGCGTATCTGGTATTGGGGTCAAGTCTGAGTGGGTTGAGGCTACAGTCACATCTGCGCGAGATCAGATCGCGCCTTCTGCGCCGACTGTCGTTCTGGCATCATCTGGCTACCGTCAGAACATAATCAACTGGACTAACCCAAGTGACTTGGACCTATCCTTTGTGCAGGTTTATGCGAACACAGTAAACAATAGTTCCACTGCTGGCATTATCGGCACAATCAAGGGGACTGAGTTTGTTCACGGTGATTTACCAGAGCAAACGACTCGCTATTATTGGGTCAAGTCCGTTGACACAAGCGGCAATATATCAGGCTTTTCCTCCGTGGTCTCAGCGACAACACTAGCCGATCCGCAGGACGGCACTGATGGCACTGATGGCACTGATGGCTCAAACGGTGACACAATCGTCACTGGTCAAGTTTACTATCAAATCCTGCAAGCGTCTGCGCCATCAAAACCGTCTGCAAGTGGCTACAACGTGTCTACAGGTACATTCAGCGGCCTTACGTCTGATTGGGCGCTCACGCAACCTTCAGTCGAAATAACCAACACATCAGTTCAGGAGTGGTCTTCGCAGTATCAAGTCACGATTGATGGAACTACCAGTGTGCCGACGATCTCCTTCACCACGCCGTCTGGTGCGATACAGGTAACCGCTGACATTGAAAGCGATAACTATAATGGTGCTGGGTTTGATAGTAGCGGAAACAGATTAACTCCTCATGCAACAGAAGGCTGGCATATTGACAGAAGCAGTGGCTCGGCTGAGTTTCAAAATGCTATTATTCGCGGCACCCTTAACGCTGCTGACATCACTGCCGGTACGCTCACTGCCGACCGTATCAATCTTACTGGGTCGCAGTTAGAAAGCAGCAGTGGGGCGTTAATTGTGTCTGACAGCGGAATTAATACGCCGCAGATTGCGTCCAGCGCCATCTCAGGTTTAGACACATCATACACTGCAACTGGCACAGTCTCTTATGCCACGGGGTCTGGTTCAATCATAGCTTCTGTAAGCGCCACTGCGAATACTGGCGATAAGTTTTTAGGTATTGTTACGGTTGGATGGTATTCCAATTCTACGGCTTCTGTGGTCGCCATAAATCAACATGCTTTCCTCGAAGGGGCAGGTATGTCCTTGTTGTTTCATGCCGGCAAGCCATCAAGTTCATTTCATGGTGGAAGCACATTGTCTGGAGTTTTTACATATACTTCTGCCACTCCTGGCACAGCAACTCTGACGTTCCAACCATCTCAGAATTACGACTCGGGCGCTAGTGTGACGGCCAACCAAATCCGCATGACGCTTATAAGGTTAAAACGATGAATAAATACATAATATATGATACAACGGGCAACATTGTTTCGTGCGGAGAATCTGAGAGCATAATAGACCAGCGCATATCATTAGACCACATCCAGCTTTGGATCGACTTTCCTGATGATGTCGAAAATTACAAGATCATCAACGGGTCGCTGGTTCGCGTTTCGGACGCGGAGATTGATGAGCGCGAAGCGGAGCAGGCATGGGCTTTGTTTAGGGACTTGCGAGATAGTCGCCTTGCGGCATCCGACTGGACGCAAGTAGCTGATGCACCCGTCGATCAGGCCGCATGGGCCACCTACCGCCAACAGCTAAGAGACTTGCCCGAAAACACTGAAGATCCCGCAAATCCAACTTGGCCTAGCATTCCAACCTAAAGTGGGTTATTATGCCGGGGCATATGCCTTATAAACGATACGGAGTTCCGAAATGGCCACCTTTAACAAAGTGAACGATTTCGTTCTCAATGCGGTTCACAACATGGACCTTGAGAGCGATCAAGTTGTTGTCGCACTATCGAATACAGCCCCAGGCTCAGAGAGTTCAAACCCAGCCAGCGATGGCAATGGTGTTTTGGCAAACGTGACAGAGGTTGCATATACCAACCTTTCTTCGCGCAACGTGACAACATCCTCATCGACACAGACTAGCGGCACATATAAGCTAGTTCTGTCGGACATCACGCTGACATCAAGCGGTGGCTCAACTGGACCTTTCCGCTACGTTTACATCTACAATGACACCGTAACATCTCCTGCCGATCCTTTGATCGGATATTATGATTACGGTTCTTCCTTGACGCTTAACGATGGCGACAGCCTGACAGTGGACTTCTCTGCTGCTAACGGTGTTCTGCAAATCTCATAAGCCTAAAGAGGTGCTGAAATGGTCGTATTAGCGAACCGAGTAAAAGTTGCAACTGCGACCACTGGCACTGGCACGGTTACACTTGGGTCAGCGGAGGATGGTTATCAAACCTTCGCTGGCGGTGGTGTAGCTGACGGCGACATTGTACGCTATACTATTGAGGACGGCAGTAACTGGGAGATCGGTTCTGGTACTTACACCGCTTCTGGAACTACGATGACCCGCACGGTTAGCGAAAGTAGCAACGCTGGGTCTGCGATTAACTTGAGTGGCACTGCTACGTTGTTCTTGACCGTGTTGGCAGACGATCTTGCAGGAACTTTGGATTATGGCCTCGTTACGGGCGCAGTTACTTTGACAGATGATTATGGGAGCCTTACCTAATGGCTAGACAAGTTCAGTTACGCCGAGGCACAACGGCACAGACGTCCTCTTTCACTGGCGCTGTCGGTGAAGTTACCGTTGATACAGACAAGAATACGGCGGTTATTCACGACGGGTCAACGGCTGGCGGTCATCCGATTGTATCTGACCAGACTGTAGTTCTGACTGATGGCACTGGTATCACTACAAGTGGAACCTACCCCAACTTCACGATTACTAACTCTGCTCCAGATCAGACTGTTGCTTTGACTGATGGAACTGGCATCACTACAAGTGGAACCTACCCCAACTTCACGATTACTAACTCTGCTCCAGATCAGACTGTAGTTCTGACTGATGGCACTGGTATCACCACAAGTGGAACCTACCCCAACTTCACGATTACTAACTCTGCCCCAGACCAGACTGTTGCTCTGACTGAGGGTAGCAACGTGACTATCACTGGGACTTACCCCAACTTCACGATTGCATCTACAGACACTAACACAACGTATTCTGCTGGCACTGGTATTGACTTGGCTGGAACTACGTTCAGCATTGATAGCACTGTCGTTACATCGTCTTACACTGGCGACATTGACGTAACAGGCGAATTTATCGCCGACAGCTACAACGAAACTTACTCCGCTGTCACATCCACAAGCAACGCTACAGCGGTCAACTGTGAGACAGGCAACTCGTTTAGCCACACACTGACGGAGAACACCACGTTCACGTTTAGCAACCCGCCTGCAAGCGGTACGGCTTACTCGTTCAGCATTGAGATCATCCAAGACGCTTCTGCCAGCGGCTACACAGTGACATGGCCAGCAAGCGTTGATTGGCCCGCTGCGACAGCACCTACGCTTACAGCTACTGCGTCTGCCAAGGATGTATTCGTATTCACCACCCGTGATGGCGGGACTAACTGGTATGGCTTCACTGCTGGTCAAGCACTCGCATAAGGAGCGCACATAATGGCTACTAAGAAAAAGATGCTCCAAGCCGCTGCTGGCAATGCTGGGGGTGGTGCTGGCCTTGATGTTGCTGAGGTGTTCAGCACTTATTTGTATGAGGGCAATGGTTCTACACAAACGATCACCAACGGGATTGACCTTGACGGCGAAGGTGGTTTGGTTTGGCAAAAAGGTAGAAGTGCAGCATACGATCATAAGTTTACGGATACTGAAAGGGGTACAGGTAAAACCTTAACGTCTGTAGATAATAGTGCAGAGCAAAATCAAGCATGTGTAACCCAGTTCAACTCCGATGGTTTTTTAGTTGGCACAGAGGGTGACACCAATGCTAATGGAAGTGCCTACGCCTCTTGGACATTCCGCAAAGCCCCTAAGTTTTTTGATGTGGTGACATGGACTGGGGATGGGAACAACGGCAGAGTTATATCCCATAATTTAGGCTCAACAGTGGGTTCTATTTTTATAAAACGCACAGATGGGTCCACAAACTGGTTTGTTCATCACAGGTCGATTGGCGAGAGCCAAGCCTTAAATCTGAATTTTGATGGTCCAGCGTTTTCTTTCACTGGTATTATAACTAATGTAACTGACGCATCGTTTACAGTATCGTCAAGTGGAAATGTAAACGGAAACAATGACACCTACGTTGCCTACCTATTCGCCCACAATGATGGTGACGGTGGTTTCGGCCCTGATGGTGACCAAGACATTATCAAGTGTGGTAGTGTTACATCAAATAGTAACGGTCAAATACCCTTTGAGGACTTGGGGTTTGAACCTCAGTGGATTATTACAAAAAGGACTGACGGGACAAGTGATTGGACCATACACGATGTAATGAGGGGGTGGGGTTATAACACGGCCTCAGCTAATAGTGTGGCTGAAGCCCTCCGTGCAAATACTTCGGCTGCTGAATCTGGTGGCAGCACAGCTTATTCTATAACCCCAACTGGCTTTTACTCTAATGCTAACTTCGGGGCTAACAGGTCTTTCATCTACATCGCCATACGCCGTGGCCCTCTTGCTCCACCTGAGAGTGCGACTGAGGTGTTTGAACCCATTGAATGGTCTTATTCTGGTAATGGTGAGTATACACTATCCAATTTAGATTACATGGATACTTTTTGGCATAAACGAAGAGGCGCTGCTGAAGACCATATGCGTTATGACCGCCTGAGAGGAACAACTGCTAGGTTTCGCACAGACGGAGCGCTAGAAATTACCGATGATAATTCATGGGATACCTTATGGGATAACATGAATAAATTTAAGTATGTAAGTAGTGCAGGTAGTGAATGGCAAGGAAACCAAATAGGATTTGCTTGGAAGCGTGCGCCTAACTTCTTCGATGTTGTGGCGTATACTGGTGATGGGACTTCCATTAGAGACGTAAATCACAATCTTGGCGTCATACCTGAGTTAGCAATACTCAAGCGAAGAGATGGCACAGGTAATTGGTTAGTCACAACCCTTTCTGACCCGAACGACTCAATGCGGTTAAACACAAATGCTGCGCAAACAGTAGACAACGCAGGGATATTCCTTGCAACATATTCTACTGATTCTACGTTTAATATCAGAAATTCGGCACTAGGGAACGGATCAGGCGAAGACTACATAGCCTACCTTTTCGCAAGCCTAGATGGTATATCCAAGGTGGGAAGCTACACGGGTAACGGCTCAAGTCAGACTATCGACTGTGGCTTTACGTCAGGCGCTAGGTTCATCCTCATCAAGCGCACAGACAGCACAGGTGATTGGTATGTCTGGGACTCGGTCCGTGGTATTGTCGCTGGAAATGATCCATACCTTGAGTTGAACACAACTGATGCAGAAGTAACTAGCACGGATTGGGTTGACCCAGACAGCAGTGGCTTCATCGTAAACGGCACGACAATCAATGCTTCAAGTGCTGAATATATTTTCTACTCTGTGGCATAGACCACTCAACAGCATCACGAAAGGATCAATCTGATGGCTGAATATCGACACACAGAAACAGGCGAAGTTAAGACCCAAGGTCAATGGCGGAGCCACTACAAGAACGTCTCACTGCCTCGTGCATGGAAGCAAGCAACACTGGATGGCCTCAACCTAGAGGCTGTCTTGGCTTCACCGGCAGCCACCACAGGCGCATATCAAACGTCCGTGCGTGATGGTGTAGTGCAGGACGCAAACGGCAACTGGGTAGAGAACTACGTTGCACGGGATATGTTCGCTGACACCACTGACGAGGATGGCGTAACAACCACCAAGGCAGAGCATGAGGCTGCGTATCAAGCTGGACTGGATAACAAGGCTGGCGAAGCTGTACGCACCAAGCGCAACACGCTGTTGGCTGAGACGGATTACTTTGCGTTGACCGATGTTACAATGGACGCGGCGATGACTAGCTATCGTCAGGCTTTGCGTGACATCACAGATCATGTAAACTTCCCGTATCTGGAAGAGGCTGACTGGCCTACCAAACCTTAAAGGGAATTAGGCCATGCTTGGATTTGCACCACTAGCCTCAAGCCCACTCGCTGATGATGGTGGGGTTCGCGAGTATGCCCTCGAGGTTGCACAGGGATCGTTTGCGGTCAACCTGTATGAGGCTGACTTTGCGCTGTCCAGGTCCTCAGAGGCCACCAGTTACGCCCTAACTGGCCAAGAGGCTGGGCTGTTAATCGGACGCAGCATTGCGGCTGACAGCGGTTCATATAGCCTGACAGGTCAAGATAACGGCTTCGTGTTTGATGCCAAGGTTATCGCTGGTCGCGGCACATACCTGACATCAGAGCAAGTTGCCAACTTTGCGCTGGTCAAGACCGCTGGCATTGGCATATTCTCGCTAACTGGATTTGACTCTGGCATTAGCAGAGACATGACCGCCGAGGCGGGTTCATTCGGTGTAACGGGTCAGGCTGCATTCTTTGGCGTTCAATTTGTTACTGGCTCCGGCGCATTTGCGCTGGCGGGTCAGGCGGCTAACACCAACACCAGCAAGACCGCAGCCACTGGTACATTCACTCTTACTGGGCAGGATGCTGATTTATTTGAAGTTGTCATCATTGAAGTTGGCTTCGGAGACTTTTCCCTCGCGGGTCAAGACAGCGACCTCCTGCGCGATTATGCTTTCTCTGTTGATGCGGGTGCGTTCACACTCACCTTCACCGACACAGATGTAGACACGAGCCTGACCGCTGGCGCTGGCGTGTTCGCGCTGGTGGGTCAGGATGCCGTTCTTAATATCAACGAAGTTCTACCTGCTGATGGCGTCAGCTATACGCTCACTGGTCAAGATATTAACTTCGATGTCAGTGACAACTTTGTTGCACAGGTCGGCATATTTGCACTCAACGCAGAAGATGTTGCGCTTGATGTGAACTTCTATGTTCTCGGCGGCGACGCATCATTCAGCGTAACTGGTCAAGATGTTGAGTTTATCGACACCAACCTGCTGACCGTTGAGACAGGTTATTTCACTGCGACTTACGACGATGCCCGCATCGAGCCTGATCTTACCCTGCCAGCGGAGACTGGCCAGTTCACACTTGACGGGCAGTTAGCGGGCATTCAACAATATTTCGTCATTGATGGCGTTGGTATATTCTCGTTTGACGGTCAAGATGCGGCGATCAGAGCTGGTCGGGCGCGTCGCTTTGAATATGCTGGCAATTTAACTGGCGTTCAACTGTCGCAAGCAAATCCAAACTCTGTTATTATAACGCAGGGCAACAATGAGGCCGCATGATGAGCTTTTACATAAAACAAGATGACACGACGCCATCGCTGCGCGCCGACCTGAAAAACGGCAACGGAGATGCTGTTGACTTGCTCGGTGCAACTGTTCGTTTTCACATGCGCGAAATTGGTTCAACTAATGTTGTGATTGATTCTAACGCCACTGTAATTAGTGAGCCTGGTGGGACAGTTCAGTATGATTGGGTGACTGGAGACACCTCCGACGTTGGCTCCTATCAGGTTGAGTTTGAGGTGACATATTCCAACGGTGGAATTGAGACGTTTCCAAACAACAGTTACATCCGCGTTGAAATAATCAGCGACATAGCCTGATGTATTTACCGTTAAAGACCACAGGACACGACATGGACAAACGCACAGTATCATCCGCACACGACCGGATTGATGGGCTTGAGAAAGAAATCATCGCCATCAAAACTGAGGTGCGAATTCAGTTCAAAGACCTGTTCAACCGTGTCAGACGCGTTGAGGGTATTATGATCGGGGCCACTGGGTTCATTATTGCGCTGCTGGTGGCAGTGCTAATGAAGATGTAGCGATGTTATGCGCGCTGGTCTTTGTTTCCTTCGGACATGCTTGGATACAGGGCGCAGGTAATGTTTTGGTGAAGTCGTGCTATTATGACTGCGGCCAGAAGAAGATAGCGAATGGCCAGTGGTATGACCGCAAGTATAGTGTGCCACCGCGCTATATATGCCCAAAGAGGTTCGCAGAAGCATGATTGATCCAATTTCCGCCATAGCCATTGCCGCCAGTGCAGTAAACAATGCCAAGTCGCTAATCGCCGCTGGGCGCGATGCGTCAGGAGCATTAAGCAAATTTGCTGGTGCTGTCAGTGACGTAAACTATGCTGCCGAAAAAGCAAAAAATCCGGGTGTGTTTGCATCTTTGACTGGCTCCGCAGAGCAGGCCGCAATTGACGCGTTCTCCGCTCAGAAACGCTTGCAGGCTATGAAGAAAGAGATCGAAACAATCATCATGTACCAACATGGGCCTAAAGGTTTGGAGGAATACAAAGACACTCTCCGAAAGATTAGAGCACAGCGCAAGAAAACAGCTTATCGCAAAGCCGAAATAAAAGAGGCTATAATCATGTGGGTTGTTGGAGGCATCATCGTGCTGGCTGGTATCGCTGGTTTGGCGGCGGTGCTTTACTTGATCGGCAAGCAACAGGGGAAATGGTAATGGCGCACACGATCTTAGATAACTGGAAAGTTCTGCCGCGTTTGATGATGTTCGTCACGACGGTCATGTATATACGTTGCTTAGAGTGGGCGATGGGTCAGCCAGATTTGTCAGTAAGTCAGGCGGGGCTGATCTCGGTGGTCACAGGAACTTTCACAGCGGCCTTCTCGATCTGGATGGGTAAGGAGTCAAAGACCACTGTAACGCCCACCAAGATCGTTCATGAGGAAAGGTATGACAAATGAGCATTCTGAGTGCGCTGATTGCGCCAGCCACTGAGCTGGCAGGAAAATTCATCCAAGACAAAGACCAAGCGGCACGCTTAGCGCATGAGTTAAGCACGATGGCCGACAAGCACTCGCAGCAAGCCATGCTGGCGCAGATCGAGGTCAACAAGGCTGAAGCGGCCAGCGGGTCTGTATTCAAGGGCGGCTGGCGTCCGTTCATTGGCTGGGTTTGCGGCACTGCGTTTGCATATCATTTTGTGTTGCAGCCATTTATAGTTTTCGGCGTCACCGTAGCTGGGGTCGCCATACCGGAGCTGCCTACGTTTGACATGGGCAGCTTAATGACCGTGATGATGGGGATGCTCGGCTTGGGCGGACTCAGAAGTTACGAGAAAAAACAGGGACTGACGAAATGAGCAAAGCAATGGCCAGCCTCCAAACCAAAATCGGGTCAACGCCCGACGGTGAGTTTGGGCCTAATACAGCACGGGCAATCGCAAAGTATTTCAACCTATCTCCGGCACGCGGCGCACACTTGATGGGGCAGGCGTCACACGAAAGCGGTGGCTTCAAGCGAACCCGTGAGAGCCTGTACTATAGCTCACCAGAGCGCATACAGGCTGTGTGGCCGTCACGCTTCCCAACGGTTGAGGATGCTGAACCTTACGCTAGAAACCCATCTGGGCTTGCTGGCAAGGTTTACGCTGGCCG